GGTGTGTATGTACTAAGTCTGGAAGGTTTTGTGTACTGAATTTTGTCCTCTTCATAGGTGTAGGGGATGCCTTGAGCTTGTAACTCTTTGGCAACCCGTACTTCTAATCCGCTTCGGAACCCGTACTTCAGACCTACGTCTTTAGAAGGGGAATGCTTCATTCACCTCCCCCGATTCTTCTGAAAAGCCTTGGGCTGCTGGAGCTACTACTTGGGCTTCATGCTCATAGCCATTCTCGTCTTCAAACAAGCTAGTGGCTTCGCTGTTACCAGCCAATGCTTCAATGACTTGAACGGAACGTAAACGTAGTGATAACCCTGCACCAGCAAGCGATGTGTAATACGGAATGACCTGAAAGCCAACACGCACAAGTGAGCCATTCCATAGTGGAATCTCCGAAGTGATGGGGTTACGTTTTGCATCAACGACCAATGGTTTCTGGTCAAACTTGTCACCCTTTTGGGTGGTTACTTTTGCTTTAAGCTTGAGCTTAATAGTGACATCACCAGTTTCTTGGTTAACGACATAAGGGTCAGTAACACGAAGCTTGTCTCGGGTCTTTCCAGTTTCAGCTAGTGCTGACTTAATGGCTGACTCATGGGCTGCATCTAACATCGACATGATGTCTGTAGCGTCTGCGTTATCCATGATTAGCTTGGTTCCAAATTCACCATCTACATTAAACTTTGTATCTGGCTTCCATAACTTAGCCCATTCAGTCCGACCTTTTGGTGAGATGTGCATAGGTAGTTTGTTAGTTTTCTTCTTTACTTGGGTCATATAATTTCCTATATGTCAGGTGCGTAAATACGCTATTAGTTAATGTGCTTTTCGATGAACTCATCGAGGATTACGCCCTGCGAAATAAGCTTGGCGGCTAGGTCAAGAGGCAATGGTTCACCTGCTTGTAGAAGGCGAGCAGCTAGTGCTTGCTCTGCGGTAAGGTCTTTAATAATTAATCTCCATATACAAGAAACCCCTCGGAATTGAGGGGCTTGGTTTAGGTCTGGCTATGGTGCAACTTTAATATTTAATAATCGTCACATTGCAATACAATCAATATGGTAACTATTAGGCAAAAGAATAACGAGATGATAGTGATGCTGCCCTGTCCAGACTGCCTTTAACTGGAGGCAATGCGAAGTCATCCATATCTTCAGGCAAGAGTTGTTTGCGTAACTCCAGATATAATTCATGAACTACATCTGAAGTCTCATACATCTCAACCATCGCCTCACGAATGATTCCACCAAAGCGTCCAGTGTCAGCACAATGAGTCGCAAAGCTGTCATGTATTAACATAAAGGAATTAATGCCATCTTCTTTCGCTCTTGCCACACTTAGCTGGAGGTGCGCTGCATCCCAAGAATGAACCACGTTGGGAGCCATACCCTGACTAGACTTACGACTGCATATTTGGTCTGTTTCTTTGCTCATTGTCATGAAGACTAGTGTCCCATTAATTTTGGTTTTTACCCTATGTGAGTCAGTGTTGTAATAAGACTGAACCACAGGAAAACCCAAAGGAGTAGTCCATCTAACTGGCATCGTCTGCTTTGAACCATCAGGCATAGTGAACTTGGTTTTAGCCACCTTGTTAGCAGCAGACGTTAACCATTCCATAAGCATAGCTGGACGTTTAACTGTATCAACCACAGCGTCCCAAAGGTGACGAGAAACATAACTGGCTGCACGATAACCATCATCATAAGAGAATGGAAAATCCTGGCATGTCTTAGAACATTCACGCTTTTTTGGTCGCATTACATCTTCAATGAGTTGCTCACGGAATCCGTACTGTTTTGACCCATATGAATAGGTCATTACGCTTCGCTTTGCCTCCCCCCTAGTGAATCCAAATTTCAGCCATTCTAAAGCCAGTTCAGTATAGTTAGGTACTCTTACCCCCATGTTGTTTAAGACAGGCTCACCCCAGTGTTCAAAGGGCTGCTGAGAGTCTTCAATTAGCTTCTTAACGACCTTATCAGCTACTATCTGATAGACATCTTGAGGCACTTCATTAGGAATGATGTTGACACTCTTGGCAGTAGTCTTGCATTTCATTGCCATAGCTAAATGTTGAAGACCTGAGCAGCTACCATCCATTGATACAGGGATGTGAGATACAAATGAGTCACCTTGCTCTAGGAAACCCTTCCACTCCATAGCAGCAGCCATAAACAAGAAAGGCTTGTCTGCATCAACCCACTTTCGGTTGTCCCAAGGATTCTCCACACAGTCCATTATCCACTGCTCGTTTTCCATGACCCACTGAACACGCTCTTCAAAAGGTGCTTTGCTTATCTTTTCTTTGCTTATCGTTTCAAAGTCACCCACGTTGGCTAAGTGAATAGCTAACCACTTCCAACCATCCTCACCAAGTGCTTTACCCTTAGCAAACTGGAGTGTGGATTTCATTTCATCAGGCCCCATGCAGTTGTAAGAACTGACACTGTAAACACGTCCACGAAAGTCTAGCTGATAGCCAAAGAAGAACTCATCGTACTGACTAAATTCCTTGGCGGTATCAAGCATTGAAGTAAACGCAACCCGCTTAGAATCCATTACACGATTACCTACGTCTACTCTGTTCCGCTCCTGTGCAAAGGCTGCCTTTTCTTCTATCGTTGCCTCATTAAACGATTTCAAAGGCTCAGGCTTTGGTTCAGGCTCTGTTGCAGGTATTGAGCCACACCATTTGACCTGATTTTCATACATCTCATTCATGAGGTTAAGAATAGGCTTATTAACTGACCATGCTGTTTGCTGCATAGCGTTAACTGAGTACATCAGTAATTCTATGTCACAGTGCTTCAACTCATCGAAGTATGCCTTGCTATTAGTCTTAACAAATTTAACAGGGCGGTTATGACGGGTGTAGTAAACACCATTAGTAAGGTTGGACAAATTCCAATCACGTGGCTGGATTATAAGTGGCTTATACATAGGTGAAGTAAGGCCAGCTTTCTCGCAACGCTTGGAAATCCAATCAAGGGTTTCTGGAGCAGCGATAAGACGCTTAACTGTATTCTTCTTACCTTTAGACTCCGTGACTATTTGCACTAGACCAACAGTTTCAATAAGTATGCTTAGAAGCTTTGAACCTATTTGAAGGACAGCATTATTATCCCAATCTTGCCATGCTTGGACATTACCCTTTGAGGCTTCATCCACCATGCCTGAGATAAGAGCAAGTCGCCTAGCTTTACCTTGGCGTTTATTGTGAGCGTCAATTAAACGCTTACAAAGTTTCTTATCGTCTTCACGTAGTTGCTTGAGTCTGTATTCATCTTCAACTTGGTGTACAGCGTTTCTAAGGATGGACTGCAACATGACGTTCTTCTTGCTAATGCCATTGATGATGTACTTCATAAAAATGAAGGCCACTACCTGTGGGTCACCCCCTATTAGCTTATGCTGCGCTCTGCCCCCTCTACCTACCTTTACTGGTGACTCAAACCATGCAGTGACACCCTCCGTAAATCGCTCCAAACCTTGGACTAATAGAGTGTGTCCATATTCGGTATTGGATTCGGTATTCTTCAGCTTACTTTTAGTGTTGCTCTGTAACATTTTTTTAACTCCCTCATCTCTCATAGACATCTCCATGTCTAGCTGTAGGTTAAGAATATTTTCTTCTTTGTTGGTTGAATCATTGATGATGGCATCTTTAGTATTCTGCGACATTTGTCACTCCATTAAGTTTAATTTACAATGTTTGCAATGTTGCAATCCATAAGGCGTAGCTATCCCGTAAGCCAGATATGGCCTAACCCTCCTTCAATAGCATCTGCTAGAAAAAGAGTATCTAAGTCACGTCTCTCATAGCTCTACGGCTATGGTGCAACTTTAATATTTGATTGTGTTTGTCCTGCGCTTTGTATTTAATTTCCTATAGAAACCTCCTTACATGGTCAGTTAATAACTAACGATTACTACATTGAACGTAATTTTACCAAAGGCAACTCACGAATATCCACTATTAAATCACCAAAAAACTAGCCAGTTAGTCTTGACAAGGTGCTATGCCAGACACCCCGTGAGTCTCCGACTAGAAACCTATTTGTTCTTTTTTTGTAACCGATAGATATGCATCTGAATGAGAAAATATGGGATTGACAGCAAACCTAGAGAGGCTCTGGATATGCTAAATGACCAGCCCCCAGTTACCTGTCCTTAGCAAGAGGCCCGTCTATTGACATGTCCACTTCCCAGTGACCCGAAAAGTAAACTTTCCTATAAGGTACTTAAAAGAATTCATGCCTTAGCAAGAGGGCCGACAATGGGAATAGAAGGGTGTCATTTGTTATGGTGCAACCTTTGGTCACAGCTTTGGATAGCTATAGTGCTACAGTTGGATTTCGGTGGGGTTGTGTTTAACGGTACGTGAATGGGTAATCGGACTTTATATGTCCTGATTCTTTGCACAGTTCTTTGCACAGTCCTGAAATGAAGGACAAGGGAAGGGTTAAATTTTAGGCAAAAAAAAGACCTGCTTTTCAGCAAGTCTTTGTTTAAGAGTGGCTTTTAG